TTTAAAAACTAACATTTTATTCATTTTTTATACCTCCTAATGAATACACTAACATTATATCATACTTAAACTGGTTTGTCAAGCTTTTTGCTCCAAAAAAGACGTCTATCTTCCAAATCTTTTTCAGAACGCTTACAAACTTGTGCTTTAATAACACGATTTTTTTTAATCTCTAAATCACCATAACCTTTACGACTAGCGATTTTTAAATAATAACGTGGTAATTTAATATAATTACCGTCATAATATATTTTATCAGTTTGTAAACATTGTTGATTTTTAATAAAATAATTATAGCCTATACCGGGCTTCAAACTCATTCTAATAAATGGCTTCTTCAAATCGCCATAATCAACTTGTTTTTGCATATATTTTGCAACATATTTAGCGGTGTTTAAATTTACTTCACCAACAGAAACAAAGCCATTTTGCCATATATTTTCAACTTCTTTTGACAAATAAACAATATTGCCACTTTTATCAGTAAAAAAATATTCCAAATCTTTTGGCTTCCAACCAAAAATTATAATATGATAATGTGGTCGCTTTTTTTTACTTCCATATTCACCACAAAGAAAATATCGAAAACGCCCTATTTTTTTTCTTAAACGCTTCAAAAACAATTGATAATCTCTAATATTTAACTCAATAGGGTTATCGCGATAAGTTAAAGTAATGAAACAATTATCTTCATATAATGAAGCTTCGTTGACAATGCGATAAGACCACTCAGTTGAGCGTTGTAAATCGCATTCAATACACTTACCGCAAGGCAAGTCAATTGGCTCAGCTTTTTTTTGCAAAATTAAAGAATTAGCTTTTGCGCCAAAATTAATAATTGTACGATATTCGCCGGTATCACTATCAACAAACTTTTTAATACTGGCTTTAATTGGGAATAAACACATAAGCGCCTCCGATGGTGTCACTTAGCACATATATATCAAGTAATAAGTATGTGCATTCTAGGCTCGCAACGTCGCCGAATATATTCGGGCGAACGTTTAGCGAGAAGTTTTTATAAGTTAAATTAAGAGCGGAAAAAAATTTTTTTCCTTATTTTATATCGGCGATAAAATCGCCTCTCTTGTCGGCGATAAAATCGCCTCTGTTGCGTGAAAAAAATTTTCACGCTTTATGGCGCTTCTTATAAGCGCCCTAACGCGCTACGCTTGTTCCGCTCTGGGGAGGGCGCGGGCCCTCGTCCAGCTCGCTTTGTAGCGGAAAAAAAGCCATCATATTCAATGATGGCTTTTGTACACGCTCGCCGGAGCCTAGTGAAATAATCCTCCTAACAGGCTACCGGCTAACTTAAACGCACTTGAGAGTAACGTTGTATAAATAGAAGCCATATTGGCACTTGTACTTGTGCCGGACTTACTACTAGAGCGGGCTGTTGCACCGCTTGGCGTAGAAGCACCAGAAGCACCGAGTAATAGTGCGGGATTAAAACCAGCTTTCTTCAAATCTTCCGAAGCACGTTGGAAAGCTGTATTACTCATACGTTCTTGCCATTGTCTACTTTTATCAGCTTCAGCTTGATTGAAAGCATTTTCTAACTTTAAAAGCTCTAATTGTCGAGTCCAGTCAAGATTGCCGGACATATCGGTTATACCGTAACCAGGCGAAGTATGCGTACTAGTGCCGCGTTCTTGTTTTTCATAAAGCGAACGTGCGGAGCCAGCAACGGGTGCTGTGGTTACCGGGGTAGGTAGGTTTGCACCTAAATTCTTAATAGCTATCATAAACGGGGGTCCTTTCTAATGAGCCAAATTTTTTTCTTTGGTATTTTTTGATAAACGGAAGAGGCGGGGCAACTTAAAAAAGTATTTCCCCGAAACCCCTTCAAATTAGCTGTGATGGTCAATTAAACCAGGTTTGCCATAGGTTGGCAATACACGTATCATAGAACCACTAAAGAATAAATCCAACACAAATTGAGGAGCGGTTGTAGATGGAACAGACAAAGCTCTATCTAAATATATTGGAGTTTCTTCAATAAATTGCTCGTTAAGAGTAGGCGGGTTAGTGTATTTGTCACCAAAATGCCAAATATCAAAACCATTGTTTGTAGTGGAACGTAGCGAACCAGAAATACGGCTAAATCGGAAGCGTAAATCTTGCCAAGGCTCAGTATAAGCAAAAGCTTTGCGTTGAGCGGTAGAATTAGGTCCTACATAAATCTCACTTTCCCAGATAGGTTGATAACCGATATTTGCAAAAACGGGGTCATAATAGTCTAATCTATTTTGACGAGACCAAAAGCGTTCTATACCTTGTTGGTAAGTATGGTGTTGTCTTACACAACCAACCCAGATAACAAAACCGTGCTCTACAAAACCTTTAGAATAACCAACTTTTCCACCAGATAAACAATATGCTGATACTTGAGCAAGAGGGCTTTGCTCAGTGCTTTGTGAAGTTTGTTGAACTTGTTGAATAGAAATCGGTATTCTTTTACCGCCTAAAAATTCGGGTCTTTGCATACGTGAGTCTGGACTAATACAACCGAAATGATTGTATAAATACTCAACATATCTAGTACCGTACATATCTTTTTCAAGTAAAATTTGCAATTGATTAGCATAAGTTAAATCACGAATAGTACCAATATCAAAAGCTTGATTAATTAAATCAGCATTTGCTTGAGCAAACATATTAGTAATATATAATTCTTTTTCTTTATTCCATTGAACATCTTCTTTTAAACCTAAAGTCGAACTATCAGCTGTTGCACCAATAGTAAAATTGTTATTAATATCAGTACCTGTGTTGCTGTCACTTACTCTAATTTGTTGATTTAATAAACTCGTAGGAATAGATTGAGCTAAAGGAGCAACAGGCAAATTAAAGTTATTGATACGAATTGGAATATCAACAGCTTCACCTTTTTGAGGTTCTGGTAAGCCCGAAGTAAAATAATCTTTAAATTTAGTAACAGGAGCGGGCATACCTAATATATTAGTAGTAGACCAAGGTTGATTGTTAAAGAAACCATTACTATTTGTTGATTTAGAGAAATGTGTAGGGTATTCAACATTTTCGTTGCGGAACCATTCATTCCAAATCAATGCATAAGCTCTAAAAGGTAATTCATTGATTGGCCAATCAATACCAGCCGCTATTGATTGAGTAGGTATTCCCATATAATCGGCAATTGAATTTTCAATTGCTGGGTGGTCTTTAGTTAAAGACACCATCGGAGCGCTCGGAGTTGTTGTTTCGGCCCAAGGCCCTTGGGTATTCTCGCCCATAAGTTCTTGCCATTTATCAAACACTAAACGATTAGGAACAAAAAACGCGTACATATCAATAAACAAATTATCCATAACCGGACGAATAAACGGAGAAGTAGTACGAATAACGTGTGTTACGCTTTCTTTGATACTATCACCAGGGTATATCTCTTGCACGTCAAGCGGAATTAAATAGCCCATATTAAACATTGTTTTATGAGAATGGTCTATCGGAAATTTAGAACGAGCATATTTGATATAACCTTGAGTTGAATGAACGAAATTTCTACTTTTTACCTTTGCCATTTTCTTTTACCTCCATAACGTCCTCTCCAGATTTAACGAAATTAGTACCAGTATCAATAATAGATATTTTAGCGGTTTCGGTACTATAAACACCAATATAATACAATTCATAGTCACTAGCTTTTGTGCGAACATTATCACAATTTGCTAGTAAACTATCAAAATATCGAACAGCTAATTCGCCATTTTGAAAAGGTAAGGGACTAGAATATCTGTGTGAAATCCTATCAAATATGACATATAATTCACAATCAAAATTATTAACTTCTTGTACTTGATTTTCCATTATAAACAAAAACCGCCTTTCGTAAATATTCTTTTTATATTCTTTTTATGTACTCTGTTTGCTGTACGTCTAAATTGACGCTTGCTGGCTTTCTTCGAAAGTCTTCTTCTCTTCATTTTCATTTTTTTTCACTCCTTTGTAAAAATTTTCATTTTGAGCCATTTCTTGCTCTAATTGAATAGCACGTTTATCAACTTCATTTTTAATTGATTGAAGATAGTTCACAATATCACCAAAACTACTATAATTCGCTGGAATATTATATTTTTCTCTTAATGCGTCCATTTTTTCGTATGCTGAACCTAAGTCGGATAAATCAACATTAATATTAGCACACTCATAAGGTTTATCAGAAACTAGTTGAATAACGTGATTGTCAATGTTATCACGCATAAGAAACTTATCGAGTATTTTATCTAATGCGCAATCGACATTTGATTGAATTAAATCATAAACATTAATATCACCAACTTTTACTAAAATGTCTTTTGAACTATCTAGCTTATATTCGGGGCGTATATAGTCAAAAGTTTGCGCCGAATTTGTATCATATTCAGCAACACGATATACAATTTTAATTGCCACTTTTAGCACTTCCTTTCTTACCAAAATAATATAATAAAAATTGCGCTATCAAACATATTATAGAACTAATCAAACCATACAAAGTAGTAGGTTGATTGTCAACAATTGAACCTATAACCGCGATATTTAAACCGCTTAAACCTAAAATTAAACATACTAAACTATTTAACATAAACAAAATCACCATAACTACGCATACTAAAAATTAGCTTTAATTTTTCTTGCTTTAAAAAAGAACTAAAATCTTTAATAAACGATTCGTCATAAATAATATCGTCTTTAAAACAAGAATAATCGTTTGAACGCAAACGAACTTTAACAACAGCATTGTCAATATCTAATAAATACAAAATTAACAAACGCTTTTTTGATTTAGAACTGTAATATTTTTCTTCTTTAAAAACTAACATTTTATTCATTTTTTATACCTCCTAATGAATACACTAACAT